AAATACAATGGCAGATAAAATAAAAGGGGAAGGACTTATCCTTTATGTGCATGATGGATCTCTTTACAGACCCGTTGCATGTCTTACGAGTAATTCATTAGATACTGAATTAGGTATTATTGAATCTCAAACAAAGTGTGCTCCTGGAGTAATTGAAAAGCAAGCGGGAGTTTTCTCGTACACATTAACGGCTGACGCAATCGCAATCGATACAACTTCTGTAGGTGGTGATGATACAAAAGCATCACACGATTATTTGTTAGCGGTTCAACAATCAAAAGAAACGGTAAATTGGAAAATGGACTCAGGGTCTACTAATTTAACTTATTATGGAACCGGAATTATTACGTCTTTAGGACTTGAAGCTCCTACAGGTGATGAATTTGCTACTTTCTCATTAACTATTGATGGATCTGGAGCAATATCAACAACTGATCCATTAGCACCAAGCGTTTAAACTTATGCACAAAACAAAAATAGAAATATCAGGAATAAAATATAATTTCGGGATGGGATTCCTGAACTTATTAATTGAAGGAGAAAACAAAAGTTTAAATGAATTATCCGTTTTAGACGAGGTTCTTTTAATGCCTTTAGTTCTTTTTTACGCTCGAGTTTACGCATGTGAGAGAGATAATATTCCGGTTACGTTTACCAAGAAAGACATTATATATTACATTGACGATAATGGCGGTGTTCACGGTGAATTTTATCAAGAAATTTACAATGCTTACATTTCTGCAATGACAAAAGATGTGCCGGTAGACGAAAATAAAAAAAAAGCAACGGTAGTGACAAAATAGATTTTCACAAAGACGTTATTTCATTTGCAATAGGCGAACTTGGAATTCCTACATTGAAGCGTGTTTATGACATGTCATTTGCAGAGTTTCAAATTCGCCTTTTTGCTTGGTCAAGAATGCAAGAGAGAGAATGGGAAAAAGTTCGTACCTTAGCATATAATATTGCGTCTGCTTCTTTTCATAGACCAAAGAAAATGCCGTCAATACAACAGTTCATGCCTTTAGGGATTGACAAGAAAGAAACTAGCGGATTAAGCGAGGCTCAAATACAAAGATTTAGAGATGTTAGCGCGGAATACTACAAACAATTAAACGGTAAATAATGGCAGGATTAGAAATTACCATTGGAGGTGATGCTTCCGGATTTGAAAGAGAGCTTTCAGATGTAGAAAAACAACTCCAGACGTTAGAAAGAAGGCGTGAAGCGCGCGTTCGTATTGGTGCTGATACCGGAGATTTAGACAGGCGTATAACTCAAACAACGGCTAATTTAACACGTTTAAGAAGTAGTTTAAATCAAACATCTACATCTGCTCAAAACTTCAATAGACAAGCGGCTAATGGATCAAATACGCTTACTCAATTCTCTCGTATCGCTCAGGATGCCCCGTTCGGTATTATGGGTATTGGGAACAACTTAACGGCTACTGCTGAAGCTTTTGCAAACCTATCTCGTAGTAGTGGCGGTGCAAGAGCCGCGTTATCTGCTGTAGGGCAGTCATTACTTGGAGGTGGCGGTATTTTATTGGCTATATCATTAGTTACTACAGGATTAACTATAATGTCGCAAAAAGGGATTACCGTTAGTGATGTTTTTGCAAAGCTTACAGGAACATTTGATGAGGCTAGAGCGTCAATGCAGAAATTAAACGTTGAAGCAGCTAAAAATGCTCAGGGGGATATATCAGGAATGAACGCTTATGTTGCGGTTGCTAAAGATGTGAATCTTTCAATGACAGATCGTTTAATAGCTGTTAAAAAACTACAAGATGAATATCCTTCTTATTTCGGTAATCTTACTAAAGAACAAATATTAAACGGAGAGGTTGCGAGTACAGTTAAGGAAGTTACAAAAGCTTTAATAGCCAGGGCAAAAGCAACGGCTTTGACTGAAAGAATTGTAAAGCTAGCTGAAGAAGAAGAAGAAATAAGAAATAAAATAAATAACCAAATAGCTGAAGCGGCGAGATCAAGTAAATTAACAAATGCGCAAACAGCTATTTTAGCCGGGAACTTTAAAGCTCTTGCCGAGAACGGAGGCGATTTCATGGAAACCGTTAACAAAGTAGGCAAGGAGGCAAATATACCTTGGCTTGTTTTAAACGGAACTATAGTTAGGGTTTTACAAGGATATACTGATTTAGGAGCCGAATTAAGAAGTAACAAAGCACAACAGGATAGATTAACCGGAAGTTTAGAGGAACAAACAAAAGCTCAAATAAAGCTAGAAGCTGTTAAAGAAAAAGCCTCTAAAAAGAAAATAGAAAGAAGTTCACCTATAATACCTTTTGAATCAGAATTGGGAAGCACAGGTCTTATAGAAACCGCTCAACAATTTAAAGATTTAGGAGAGGGAGTTTATGTTTTGGAAGATGGTATAAAGACCTCTATGAAAAGCATTGTCCAAAGCGTTAATCAGGGGACTGTAGATATGCTTAAGTTACTTAATGACTTCAACAATGAAGCATCTTCATTAATAACCGGGAGAATAGTAAGTACTTTTGAAAATTTAGGAACATCAATAGGAGAGGCATTAGCAAAAGGACAAAATGTATTTGGTGCAATTGGAAAATCTTTAATAAATTCGCTAGGAGCTTTTATTTCCGATATGGGTTCTTTATTGATTAAGTACGGTACTTTAGCAGTTGCAAAAGGAGTAATAGATAAAGCTTTGACTTCTGGAAATCCTGTTATAACCGTTGCGGCCGGAGTTGCTGCAATTGCCGTAGGAGTTGCTTTAAAAGGAGTTGGCGGGGCGATATCAGCAAGAGCGAGTGGAGGCGGATCAGAAGCGGGGGCGTATAGTTCAGGAGCGAATTATAGTTCTCCCGGGTCTAGAAGCGTAAGTTCTGGAGGTGGTTCGTCATCATTTGGTAGTGGAACGGTTGTTTTTGAGATTGCAGGAACAAAATTATTAGGAGTGTTAAACAATACTTTAGAACAAAACAATAGACTTGGAGGGTCGCTAGGATAATGGCAGAACAAGGAGTTAGAATAAGTTTTTTAAATAATGCTTCAGAAGGGGAACGAGTTCAATATACATCTTATATTGGCTCGCTCCCTATTGTCTACAATAACGGGTTAGGCGCGGTTGATTTTGAATTTACAAATAATGATGCAGAAATTTTAGCTGATCCTTTGCATAGAGTAAAAATAGGTACTGATGCGGAACAAACAGCAATAAACGTTAAGTACTTTTTTGAAAATAACGGATATACAGTTTCTTCAATACCGGTATCTTACAGAGTATTTTTTAGCGGAACTATTTGGAACGTAGAAAGCGTATTCGGAACTGATGATGTTATATATTTTGATATGACAATGGATGGAACCAATATTTCTATGGTTGCGTACTTTAGTAATCCTATTCCAAAAACAGCTCCTAAATATTTTTTTCAATATAAAAACATTGTAAACGAGGAATACAAAGTTGAAATATATCAAAATAACTTTACAGGAACAACAACTGAAATTTCAGGTCGCGCCACAATAATAAAAGGCGAGGTAAAAAACCACTTTGACCCAATAAGAGGAACGGGTTTAAACTTGCAGTTAGAAGCGAGTAACGGACTTACTTTTTCTGATTTATATTCTACAGATGAAAGAGATTTTCAAGTTAGGATGTATCGGGATTTACAGTTAATATTTCAGGGATTTGTAAAGGCTGATGGTATTTTTGAATCATTTACGGACAGTATTTGGAATATTAATTTGCAGTGTGTTGACGGATTAGGTTTTTTGGATAATATGGCTTTTACAAAAAGCAACGGATCTCGTTTTACTGGAAAAATGTCAATATTAGATGTTTTGTATAATTGTTTAAACAGAACAGGACTGCAATTAAAAATAAATACCTATGTAAATTTATTTTATTATGGCATGGTTGAAACTGTTGAATCAGATCCATTAGCTGACATAATGATTAATACCGATAGATTTATAAAAGCTGATGATAATACGATAATGAGTTGTAAGGAGGTAATGGAATCTTTATTATTAAACGCTGTAGTAACTCAGGAATTAGGAGAGTGGCACATTTACAGACCGAGTGATTTTTATAAAAATACATATCCGTTTTTTAAGCGTTATGAAATTGACAATACATACATAGGATTAAGACAAGTAAATTTAAACAGAACGCTAGGCAGTCAGATTGATAACGTTTATCCGCATCACTGTAATAAAAATCAAATGATTCAAATTCAGGGATCAGTTTCATCTTTTAAACTTGGCTATAAATACGGTTTTATTGACAGTATTACAGGTAACGGAAACTTAAAACATAATCCAGGATCTATAGTTTATGACGGGTGGACAGTTCAAACATGGACACAAAATACTGTTAATGGATTTTTAGTTATTGATCCTGTTTCAGAATTTGGAATATCTTTTAAGGCAGGGGTTGGAGCGATTGGGACGCCTCCAATTGCACTTAGATTAAATAGGTTTACTGAATTATTTACAGGAACTACAATTAATTTTAAGGCCAGAGCAATATCAAACGGATTCCCGGTTGTAACTTATTTTATAGTAATAGTAGGGAGCTATTACCTAAATCAAGACGGGTCATGGACATCTTCCCCTGCTGAAATAATGTTCAACACGGCTGACGTTAATCCAAACGCAACTGGAGAATTAACAGATGATGTTTTCGAGAAAACAAATATAATATCTTCTGCTCCAATTCCTGAAGATGGAGAGGTTCAAATAATAGCTAAAGTACCACACAAGCAAAGCAACTTAGGACTGGCTCCGCTTTCACAAATAAAAAGTATTGAATTAATAAATACTTATCAAGGAGATAATGTTGTTGGAGAATTCCATAATGTAACTAGATCAATCGCTCCGAGTTCTATTGTGAAAGAAAATAAAACAAGGCTAAACGGTGATAGTTACAATTATTTATATACAGGAGCTTTTTACATGGCTAACGGGGAAGATTTAACCGAGAAATGGCATAGGGGGCTATTCCCTTTAGAAACATCTCAAGAGGTAAAACCCGTGCTTAGAATATTAGCGGAGGATGAGTTAAGGATAGCTCAAAAGCCTTTAGTATTGTTTTCTGGAGATGTTTTTGGTTATATTGGTTATTTATCTGTTATAAAAATAAACGGAATAAACGGAGTATTCATGCCTATTGCTTTTGAATTTGACACTTATTCAAATATTGGAACCGTAAAAAGTTTAGAATTGTTTTATGAAGAATTGGCTGATATAAGATACGAGAAGCAAAACGACTACGGAGAAACAGTTAAACCTACAATAGTATCATAAAATTTTATATCTTTGAAATATGGATTACGTAAACGGAGAAGATAGGATTTTATTTGTAAAAATAGATGGTGCTTTCATGCCTATTGCTTGTTTGACTAGTAATGGAATTGATGAAAATACCCAAACTATCGAAACTACAACACGAGAAAATGAAGGTTGGCAAACAGATAAAGCATTAGTTCAAAATTACTCTATTCCGTTTGCGGGACTTCAAATTAATACAACTGTTGCAGGAGGAAAATTCAATGTAGCTTCTTACGATAGGTTAAAGATTTTAAAGCGAAATAAAACGCTTTTAGAATGGAAAATTCAAGGAACTATTTATCCTGTTGTAGATTATGGAAAAGGGACTATTATTCAATTAAGCTCTGCTGAAACCGTAGGAGAGTTTTTAAGTTTTTCAGGAACTATTTTAGGTTTTGGAAAACCTTTAGTACAGGATTTAGGAGGTGTGGTTTTAAACAATGGAGATCCAAATGTTTTATTGAATACCGGAGATGTTAACGAAATAATAAAAGTACAATAATGGCAATAGATCCAACACAAATAACAACAGTAAACGCAGAAGAACTACCTATAGCGCCTATTACATTAGATAGTATTATTGTACATTCGATAGAAGGTATTTTATATCAAGGTACTGTTTCAGAAATAACAGCATTGATTCCAAGTGTAAATTATAAGCCTTACGAAGTAAAGCAATTAAATGTTACTGACTTATACGTTACTCAAAACTTTGAGTCTAATGGTTTGGGAAAAGCAGATGGTTTTTGGTCAGGATGGACTATTATAAACGGACTTAATGGAACCGGATTTGATTCAGACGGCGTTACATTTATAGGTTATGGTGCGGAATATAATGCAATGAGAGCGGAAGTAGGAGAGAATACAAAAGCATTAGTAAAAGCTAATATTCCTCCTTTAGATTTAACTTTTACAGGTTCGAATGACGATACAGGAGATCCGGGAAATTTAATAATTACATCTCCAGCAGATTCTAATGGACCACATACGCTTACGGGAGCAGTTAATAATGGATCTCCTGCTACTCCAATAAGCGTAATGCAAAAATCAAGAGTTCAATTATTCATAATGAAACTACCTTAAGATGATAAATCCGGCAGAAATAACAACGGTAAGCGTACATGAATTAGTTCCGGCTGTTTGGAGTTTGGATGATTTATTGCCACATGAAGTTGATGAAACATTAAGACAAGGCTCGGTGCAAGGATTAGCTGATTTAATTTCGGCTTATATTGGAACTGTTTCTTCTTTAGCATTTAATCCTACGACAGTAAATAGCGGAGAAACATTGCCAGCTACCACCACAACTGAATGGATGTTTGTAGGTAAAGGCACATTTTTAAATGTTGGCGGAGGATCAGATATAACCACGACTGAGGAATTAAACGTTTTAACATCAAACGGTACTTATTGGAGCCTGGCGGTTCAAATACCTATAGATGTAGAATTCTCAGGAGTTGTACAAACTATAAGAAGCGGATTCACTGCTACAGTACCGAGTGAGAATGCAGTATTTCAAGCTTTGGCACTAAAAGCGAATACATCCGATATTCCTGTAGCATTTCCTAAGAAACTAGAACGTTTTGGGAACGGCACAGACAATACTATTGGCATAGGAACTACCTCTCTTGCTACGCTTATTTTTTTAGAAGGAGCTCCTTTAATTGGGGCTGATTGGGAACAATTAGGCACAAAAATAACATTTACATTTATACCAGAATCAGGAACAAGACTTCAAATCATATAACATGAAAAAATACATTTTACTATTATTACTTACGGTTGCCGGATATGGGCAGACTTTGCAATCGCCAACGTACAACAAAACCACGACTAACACACTTGTTTTAAAAACAAACACCGAAAGTGCAACGGGAACAAATAAAATACCTGTTCAAGAAACTGATGGGCAAGTTAATTGGATTCAATCAATCAATATTCCAATACCTTATGTTCCTACAGGATATTTGCCTACAGCGCCTAATATTGGGGGACATTTTACGGGGATAAACAATAAGCTAAATTCCATTGTAGCTACAACAGCAGGGCTCACGACCAGAGTGTGGTTCACGGCTGATGTTTCGGTTGTTTCTGCAACAAATTATTACGCCACAAACGCAACTAGCAAAGGAACTTTAGCGAGTGCTATTCAGAACGTAGTAAATAACGATAATGTTAAAACTTATTTCGCTCAGGATTTGATTGGAACGCCATTTGTAACCGCTACTTTGTTTCCGCCTGGTGTTTACGCGGGCAATTTATCCGCCAGTACTTCGCCAAACTCAGCACAACAACGATGGACAGTTGAATTATATAAATGTGATAATGCAGGAACTCCGATTGCTTCCGGTGTTACAGGCGCGCCTGTTGGATCGTTGGGCGTTACAGTAATTACAATACTCGACAGCGGACTTCTTACTTTGGCAGATGGTAGCGTTACAAACGTACAGGTTTCCGGAAATCTTGGAGGCACGGGATTATCTATGGCGGTTGGTGAAAGAGTGCGTTACCATGTATCAGCCGAAAAAGTAGGTACGGCAGGAGCGAATATTACTCAGAGCGTGTATTATGGAACATCCTATAATTCATATATCGATGTTCCTGTACCATTAAATACTACGGCAGTACAAAACCTTTCAGGCGTTGTTGGCGCAACTACAACGGATGCTTTGAATACATTAAACTCGGCTATTCCTGTAAGCTATTCAAAAATTGTTTATGTAAATAACAACGATCCTAATTCAGCGACTATCTTCGATCTAAACAACCCGCCAACAGTAAATGACAACGCATTAAAAACAAATGTAAATAATTTATATATCGGTTTGGACGCTTCGGGATGGGTGTACAACAGTACCTCTTTAAACTATGTCACAAAGACTGTGACTTCTGCAACTTCAAATTTTTATCTGGCAGGAACTACTACCGATGCAGGAAATAGCAAAACGGCTCACATAACCAGAACGGGGAATATTGGTGCAGATACTTTTATTAAAAATGCATCCGCGATAAACAATACATATGCTTCTGTAGTTAATAATTCATTAGTAATAGGTAATAGGGGCGTTGGAGCTGCTGCTCCTTCGATAATGTCAAGAACTGCATCTTCTACTATTACAGCAATGAATCTTATTACAATGCAAACTACAGACGTAGCAAGAACAGCGGAGAGCGATCTTAGTTTCAGGAACGGATACGAAGCCGGAGGGGATGCAATATTAGGTTATTCCTCAGCAGGAAGTGCTTTTGGATTTTACAATGGTGCAGATATAACCTTAAATGGATTTAGAAACGGAAATATAAATATTAACCCTCCAGGAACACTAAACCCTACTAATGCAGGGTTTAGGTTAGACGTTGGGGGAACCGCAAGAATTCAAAGCACACTTACAACGGCAGCTGATATAATGTCTACAGGAGTTGTACAGACTAATTCAAGATTTACTGCTATTTCGCCATATACAAGCGGTCAGGTTGGAACGGCAGGAGTTTCTATTCAAATTGCTCCGAGAACTATCACAAATTCAGCTACAGCTACAAGCGGAACAGTAGCGCAACATGTAAATAACGGTTTTTTAATACCGACTTTTTCAGCTACAAACACAGGCGTAACTTACACTAATGCTTCAAACGTTTATATTGACGGTGCGCCAACAGCGGGCACGAATGTAACAATTACAAATCCTTGGGCTTTTTACGTGAATGCAGGAAATAGTTATTTTGGATCTACTGTAAGGCTAGGAACATCGCCAACTGCAAGCGCAGGAGGTTATGAGTTTTTAACAAGAAATACTACTAGCGGAAATATTGAAAAGATAGCAAGCGCAAACGTGGCTCTTTTAGCGAGCCCCACATTCACAGGAAACCCAATAGCACCAACGCCAACAGCAGGAGATAATGATACAAGTATTGCAACAACGGCTTTTGTTACTAATGCTTCAAATTGGACTAAAACAGGCAACGATATAAGGAATAATAATTCAGGTGATATTGAGTTGAAGCCATTAAGCAATGTTTCTGTTTTAAATTCTGGAAACACGGTTGTTTCTAGAATGACATCAAGTGGGAGTTTTGTTTCGGCAACATCATCAGGAGGTTTTTTTGGAGTAGATTCAAACTCTGGAATGAACTTTAATAGTGATTTGTTTTTTGTTTGTTACGGTAGTTCGCAGTTTAAATTTAATCCTATTTATTTAAGTTCTACATTAGCAGGCACACAAAATATCATATCATTTGCTAATGAAACGGTAAATCCAACATCTGGAAACCACGTTTTTAATTTCTTTAATTCTTCACCTATAATCAACCAAACAGGTGGAGCAAACGGAATAACACGCTCAATATATATTAATCCAACATTGACGAGCGCGGCAGATTATAGAGCAATTGAAGTCACTAATGGGAATACTATATTGCAAAAATTAAAACTAAACGCTCCTACTTATGCCAATGATGCGGCCGCAGATGCAGACGCTACTTTATTATCAGGTATGCTTTATAAGATAACAGGATCGAGAGCGGTTTACCAGAAACCTTAATAAATTAACAATTAAACAAATATAAA